GGTCCTCTCGCATGTGGGAAGCTTTCGAATTCGGATATTATTTGCAGGAGAAGGGCTTGCCTTTGCGCGCTTATGAACGCGGACGCGGCAATACTTATCGCAATGCGGATGGATTCACGTTCAAGCTGGAATATGGGAAAGGCAAAAATTCTTTTGGAATTGTCCGGATTCAGTAACCGAATTTTTAGAAGGGAGATTTGAGATGTCGATTCACAACGAAGCAAGCTTTCAAAAGGCGCGCCGCAATGGTGCTATGGCCGCATATTCCCGCGATCGATGGGCTTTTCTCACAGATTTGAGTAAACGACAGCTGGCTGAATTAGTTGTGCATCTGGCGTCCCTCGCGACAGATAGCTATGACGAAACCATTCTTGATGACGCGCTATTGATTGCTCGGATCAAAAAAGAATTGGCAGCACTAACAGGACAAGGACTAATCTAATGCGTTCTTTCATCATCCACGATCTGCCGGACTGGCAAGTCACGTCCTATGGTAACGGCTTGGCATACGAGATTCTCCACAAGTCTGATCTTGTCAGCTTGTTTTTTCAAGGCGAGGATGCGGACACATTCCGCGAGGAATTCCGGACATTGACGGAATCGCCGCCGTATCTGTCTTTCGCTGATGCGCTTTGCGTCATTTTTCAGGATTATGAGGGTTTCGCATGACTATGACTCTTTTAGAATTCTGCGACGAATTCAGAATCTCGCATGCCAAGGCAAGGCGAATGCAGAAAAGGGGAGTCCTGCTGCTGAATGATGTCGGCGACTTTGATCTGGTGAAAATGCGCCAAACCTTCCGGCAATCGAACGATTTGCGCGCCGACATCCTTTGTAAGCTGATCGACTCGCCTTCCCTTGTCCTGCAATTGGGCAGACATTCCGGCAAGGCTCAGGACGCCCTGGACGACCTGGGCGACGCTCTGGGCGAACAGGCCCCGCTTGACGTCTCAATGTCCCTCATCGACGCTGCAAACGGCGATGAGGCGGCGATCCGGAGCCTGTGCGACTGGATCAAGTCGGCATTGCCTGAGGATGGCTCGCCGGTCGGCTATCACTGGCTCGCTGTGCGCTTGATGTTGCCTTTGCCTGCCAACATCCGACATCACGAGAACGAGCGAATCCGGCGCGCGCTGTTACGTTGCCGCAAATCCGGCGCGCTCAACGGCTGGTGGAAATATCAGGACCAACGCTCAAGCCGCAAGGTGACGATCTACGCTCGCCCGAAAGATTCGCTTGCCGATCTGGATTTGTGACGCTAGGTAAGGTTAGCTTTCAATGGAGAAGAAAAAATGAAAAAGACAGCACAAAAACACCTGAACGCTATTCGATCAGGCTTTGTTGATCGTTCAAACGTGATTGGGCTGCGCAAACTGATAAATGCTAGTGAACGCAAGGCTGCGGGATATTCGGTAAGCGTCACTGCTTGCGCAGTCGATTGGCACGATCTGGATTTGATCGAGGACGCTTTGGCCGATTGTAAGCCTATCGTGACGGGTGCCCTTCACGATAGCGGCTTGGCGCTGCTGAGGTCGCCGCGATATGCCAAGAGGCTGCACTACCAACAGGGGTTTATTGCCCGAATTCACGCTTTCCGACTGGTGCGGTTTGATCGCATCGACGCTTACAACCGCGTTACGGTGCCGGTGTATCGCTGCGAGGATGCAACAGGATCGCACCTGTTCACTTTCCGCAATATCCCTTGGCAGTCAGGTGGTAATGGTCCGGAAATTCAGGGAAGGCATTTTTGAATCAGGAAAGGGAAGAAAATGAATACGAATGAGCACGCAATCATCAATGCAAGGACATGGCTGGGATCAATTGTCACCATGATCGCCGCGCGCGATAAAGGCGAGCAATACGAGGGACAGGATGCGGAAGAGGCAATTTGGTTAGCGCCTTTGTCTGTCAAGGTTCGCACAAGTTGGCATGATGTTGGCGTTGAGGAAAAGCCGGACGAATTCTGTATCCTGTTGTCCACCGGCGGTCCGGCTTTGCGCATCGTGGGCAATCTCGACGAATACAGCGAACCCTACGGCGAGCGGCTGCAATGGCAGGACTGGGGAACGCCTTGGACAACCTATTACATTTCGAGTGGGGAAGAAAGAGACGCGCTGTCGTCTTTTGTCCGGTCATTCTGTTATGGCGATTGAACCTGACAACGGATGCACAGGCGATTGCAATTGGCATTGGACAGGCGCGGGTTCGCCCGACTGTCTGGAATATCGCTGCGCATCATGTGGAGCAATCGAGGAAAGGGACAGGTCATGAAAACATATCTGAACGCGCGGGAATGGCTGGAAGCCCAAAGGCTCGCCGGTTGCGAGTGGGCGCTCGAATTGCTCAATCTGTTGGACGCGCAAAACGAATTGCACGCTTATGCGAGTGCGATTGAAGGCATCACATATGTTGCGAATCGTTCACGCAATCGGGACTGTCCAGAAATTTGCAGCGATGACCCTGCTGAAGTCGAGCGTGAAGTTTGCAGGAGGCTTGATCTTCTAGGGAGCCTAGAGGAAATTATTAGCGAGCACTTGGCCGACATGAAGTGGCCGAACGGGAACGAACCTGTCGATCTTGACGACAAGTTGCAAGCGATGCTGGATTCGCCCCGCTGGCTGGAACATGATTTGTGAAGGGCAGCAATTCGCTTGCCAGAAGGCTTGCGCCTGGCGTATGTCTCGCCGCTCGCCTTAAGGCTTTGACGCCTTTGCAGGCATAGAAAAACCCCGGAGACCTTGGCGGGTCTCCGGGGTCTCTTTGGCGGTGTGCGCTATCAGGACAGGGACAGCGGGTGCAGGATTTACCGGACATTCTGAAAGGCTGCAAGCTTTTTCCTTGTCGGGAGGGCGACAAGCGGCCTGCTACTTCCGAAGGGTGGCATGTCGCTACGGATGATCCGGCACAGATAGCCGAATGGCGTCGCGTCAATCCGAATTTCAATTGGGCTGTTGCAACAGGTCCCAGCGGCCTGTTCGTGATCGACGTGGACCCTAAAGGGCTGGACTGGTGGCACGAGTTGCTGAAACGCGATCCTGCCATTGCCGAGGTGGTCAACAAAGCGTTCAAGGTGCGAACACCGCGCGGCGGTCTGCACATCTATTTCAGAGGCGAGGGACCCAGCACAGCAAGCCGGATTGCCGAAGGGATCGACACGCGCGGCGGGATACGCAAGGATGGCAAGATCATCTCGGGCGGCTATGTTCTGTTGCCCGGGTCCAGAACGGACGCTGGCACCTATCAGGCTTTGCCGGGCGGCGATATCCTGCCATTGCCTGCCGCTGTGTCGGCTCTTGTGCCAGCGCGCAAGAAAACAGATACGCTGGGACTTGCCAAGAACCCCGACGCTGACCAGCCGCGCAATGTTGCCTGGGCGCTCGATCTGCTGAAAGGCTATGTTGCCTCTGGTCGTGTGTCAGTCGAAGGCAACGGCGGCGACGATACGGCTTTTCGGGTGGCGGCTTCGATCTTGGATAAAGCCATATCGCCGGGACTGTGCTTCGATCTGTTGTGGGAGCATTGGAATCCCCACTGTTCACCACCTTGGGATGATTGGGAACTGGAACGCATCATCCGGAATGCGGCTGAATATGGCGAGGACACTGAGGGAGGTGTAAAGGGTTTCCAAGCGAACAAAGACGCTTTTGCATCCTTTGTCGGGCAGGAATTTGAACTGACTGCACCTGTTGAGCGTGCCAGAGACAAAATCAAGTTTCTGCACGACTATGCCGAGAGCGTGCTCGATCCTGTCTGGCTCATTCCGAACATGTTACCGGCGCAAGGCATAGGGATGATCTATGGCGAGAGCGGCAGCTACAAGTCGTTCCTTGCTCTCGATATGGCCCTGTCACTGGCCTATGGCATTCCGGGGCAATGGAACGCGCCGCCGGTCCAGAATGATGTGCTGTTCTTTGCCGGTGAAGGCCCAGTATCGACCGCCAAGAAACGCTGGCCTGCCTGGCTGGAATGGCGAGGCGTGAAAACAAAAGAGGCTCACAGGTTCCTGATCAAAGACCGTGTGCCACTCTACACTGACGCGGCAGCTTGGAAGAACGTGAAAGCCGATCTGGCCGAGTTGAACGCCAAGCCCAGCCTGATCGTGATCGACACGCTCTCGCGGCTCATTACCGGCATGGACGAGAACAGCGCCAAGGATGCGACCATGATAACAACCTTCATGGAAAACCTTGCCCGCTACTATGAATGTTTCGTGCTCGCGGTTCATCACACCGGCAAGGACCAGTCGAAGGGCGCACGCGGTTCGAGTGCCTTTTATGCCAACATGGACGCGGTGATATCAACCAAGCTGAAAATCGGCGGGACGGAATTGCGAGTCCGCAAGCAAAAAGATGCTGACGTAACGGATGAAATCAGTTACTTTGCCGTGAAAGAGGTTGCATCCTCGATTGTGCTGGAACGCTGCGCATCGCTAGCCGATCCGGCGGAGGAGAAGAAAAAGACAAGCAGCCGCTATCCTTGGGCAAGCGTTCAGGAAGTGATGCAAATGTTGGCTTCGTTGGGCGGTGAAGCAAGCAGCGCACATCTTTATATGAAGATCGCAGGAAAGACCGGAGTGGATAGGGACGATATTCGTAAGCAACTCGACAAAAACGATGCTCTGACATTTTTGCGACCTGATCGGAACACCTGGCGGATACCTAAGCAGGAGTATGATTTGTGAGAGTGCTGATCGCTTGCGAATATTCGGCAATTGTCCGCGATGCCTTCCGTGCCCGTGGCTTCGACGCGTGGTCGTGCGACCTGTTGCCGACCGATGGCAATCCGCGCTGGCATATACAAGGCGACGCGCTGGAAATCGCCTATCGTGGCGATTGGGATATTATGATCGCCCACCCGCCATGCACCTACATGACAAACAGCGGCGTGTGTCATTTGCACAAAGACCCGACCAGATGGGCAAAGTTGGACGAAGCCGCCGCGTTTTTCCGCGCGCTTTGGGATGCGCCGATCAAGGCTGTAGCGATTGAAAACCCTGTCATGCACAAATATGCAAAGGAGCGGATTGGCGGGCTGCAACAGGCGCAGACAATCCAGCCGTATCAATTCGGCCACTTGGAGCAAAAGGCGACCTGCCTTTGGCTGCGCGGCTTGCCCAAACTGAAGCCGACAAGCGACCTGAAAGCCGAAACGAAGGCTCTTCCTGACAATCAGCGCCAACGGCTCCACTATCTTCCGCCTAGTGCGGATCGCTGGAAACTGCGTTCCACCACATATGCCGGAATTGCCGCCGCTATGGCCGAGCAATGGGGTAAATATATTCGTGAAATGGAGTATGATTTGTGAGCGTGCAACTCTCAGGTGAGGAACGAGCATGAGCGCGCAGCTTTCATGAGAGGAACGAGCATGAGCGGGCGGGAATTCTGGAAAGGCGAGACGTGGGCGATCATCAAGGCGATGAAAGCCAAGGGCAATCAGCCGGGGCTTATCGCAAGCTGGAAAGAGGACATGAGGCTGTGGGCCGAGAACAGCCCGCGCGATCCTCACGCTGCTGCGGTGCTGTCGTGGCTTCCCCATTGGCAAGTGCGCCCGTTCTATACCGCTGCTGAACTCGCCCCCTTGTGGCCTGCTCTGGCAATCGTGGTAGGCCACACGCAACATTGGCGTCCTGTGGCGAAGTCCGCAAAGCGGCTGGAATTCGAGTTGGATTATGCGGGATTGCCGAGGCTGGAGTTTCCGACGTTGCGAAAGTATTTCATCGTTGAACGTATTCACTATTGGAAGCAGGCGAGGCTTGAACAGATCGAAAGGGAATTCGATGCACAATAATTCGATTCTCGAACAAAACACTTTGTATGGCCTTAGCGAAAGTGCGGGTGTGCTCTATCTCAAGCTGCTGGATCAGTTTCAGGGAGACGAACGGCGGGCTTTCCTGGTTGCTGATCGCTACGATAGGGCTGTCGGCGGCACTTTGGATCATATCCTGTCGCACATGCCTGATGCTCCAGACGCAGAAACACGCAAGAAACTGTCGGTCTATTTCAGTGAGCGTTGGAGAAACAATTTCATGGACGAAGGGAAGCAAGATGCACACGATTGATGAAATGGCACGAGCAGGATGCACGACCGTCCGAGGTATCCATTTCTGGGAAGAAAAGGGCTTGCTTGGCAACGTCGAACGCACGTCAGGCGGTCACAGGCGTTACACGCCGGAACAGATCGACAAGGCCAGGATCATTGCGGCTGCGCAGTTTGGCGGCTGGACGATTGAGCAAATCCAGCAAATGCTGATCGAATGGGGTCAGGAGACCTATGAAGCCGTCATGATCCGGCTGGACGATCAGATGCGTGCAGCCGTGCGCCTTGGCGAGAACCTGCCCAAGCCCGCAGGAATGAGCACTGCGAAGGAGTATGATCTGTGAAAATTCAGACAGGCAATCCGCGCGAAACAGGGCACTACGTCTGCTACATGCACGGCTGCGACAATCCGACCGTGGTGCGCTTCTGGCTGGCTGGCGGCACCGGCTGGCTGTCCAACATCAAGGAACCTGTCGCGGGCACAGTGGCAGGCTGGATCGGCCCGCTACCGATCATGGGTCAGCCTGAAATTCTGGAGTATGATCTGTGAAGGTTGAAGAAAACGGGCAGAATTTCGTGCTACGGGTGCCTGCTGCAAGCAAAGAAGCCATCGCTGGCTTGATGGCTTATCGCGGCTTGACCTTTTCGACCAGCGCAAGCAGTCGGCAAGAGGCTGTGCTGTTCGCCGTTGGCAATCCTTATGCTCTGGCCGATCTGGCCGACGAGAGCCTGCCGACGCTTGGAGCCTATCGCAGAGAGATAGACAAGTCTCGGGCTTTGAACGGCACAGGAACGCGCAAGCTGCCGCCAGGTCGTGAGTTGTGGGACTACCAGAAGGCCACACTCGACTATCTGCTGGAGCGCAAGGGCGGGATCAACGGGGACAGTCCGGGCCTAGGCAAGACTCCCACAAGCATCGCCTATTGCAACGAGCGTGAAGCACAACGGATTCTGGTGATCGTGCCTGCATCGGTGCGAACGCAATGGGAGGAACGCATTCGGGAATGGTCAACGATCCCAATGGTGAAAATCTCGACCATGCTCAAGGTCAAGGACGGCATTCATCCGACCGCACATTACCAGATCATCAGCTATGAAGCTGCACGCAATCCGGCGATCATTCGGGCGATATCGAAATACCAATGGGACGTGCTGATATGTGATGAATGCTTAGTGGGTGACACCTTGATCTACACGGAACAAGGTATGCTACCTATCCGTGAAATCGTTGAAAATCGGCTCGACGTTCGGGTTTGGTCGAAAGATTCGAACGGTAATCTAAGGTTGAACCGCATTAATCGGTGGGTGAAATCGAGCACTTTTGATCTTGTGGAAACCCGTGCAAACCGGTATAGCCTCACAAGCACAAAAGGTCACAGGATATATGACGAAACTGACACGCCGACAGATGCAGGAACGTTACGGAGTGGAGACTCCGTGCGCGTTTTGCGGGACGATTTTCTTGAGGCTGCCGCAATTTCCGAAAAATCGGTATTGCAGTCGGAGTTGCTCGACAAAAGCAAGATGGGCAGAACCGGGCAAAATGGATCACGTTCGCAAGAAAGCACAGGAGCGTCTGACTTCCAACGAGTGGAGGGAATACAGCAGACAAAGGATCACGCGACTGAATTCCGATCCAGAATTTCGCGCCAAACTAAACGAGGCATCCAGGTTGCGGAGAGGCTTACCCTTTCCAGTCGAAAGAGGAGGCTGCGGAAAGCCGACACCTTTACCACAGATCATTCTTCACGAGTTGCTGGATTGGTCGCCCGAATGGCTCATGGAATATGCTATATCCACCAAACCTTTGGCCGGACAGTTTCAGGGATTGCCGACACATTACAAAGCCGATCTGGCCAATCCTCGCTTGAAGATCGTTCTGGAAGCGGACGGAGTAGGTCACAGGTGGCGGAAGGTGAAAGAGCGCGATGCGCGCAAGGATCACCTTTTAGGATTGCTAGGGTGGAAAGTGTATCGATTCACCAATGCAGAGATCAACAGCCTGTCCCCGTCTATGATCTCGAAGTTGAAAGAGATCACAACTACATCGCCAACGGGTTTCTAGTGAGTAATTGCCACAAAATGAAAAATGCAGATGCTTTAACGACGCGGGCAATTCTTGGAAACTCGCGCGGCGAATATCAGCACGGTGAGCACAAGATGAAGGCCATCGCGCATTACTGCAAGGAGCATCTGGCGCTGACAGGAACCTTGCTCCTGAACCGTCCTTCGGAATGCTACAATCTGCTGAGGTTCTTTGCTCACGAAGCAATCGATTTTGCCAGTGAGGAGAAATTCAAGAACCGCTACAATCGGCAGGCGGACATGAAAACCATCCAAGGCAAGCGATTCAAGCTTGAAAGCACCTCGCTGGAACAGGAATTGCAGAACCGGTTGCGCGTAAACGTCATGGCGAGACACGAAAAGAAAGACGTGCTGACGCTCATGAAGCCTCCGCGCTATACCATTGTGCGCTGCGAAGAAGATGGTGCCGTGCAAAGTGCTCTTGCCGCCGAAGGGTTGTTGAACCTGTCGATTGACGAAATCCAGACGACCAGAGATTTTGAAATTCTTGGTCACATCGCAGAAGCCCGCAGGTTGATGGGGATTGCACTGGCACCTCAGATCGCGGAATATGCTAAGGATTTTCTCGAAGGCTCAGATGAAAAGCTGGTGATCTTCGCCTGGCATTTGCAGGTTTTGGATATTCTGGAAGATGCCCTATCCCGTTTTGGCACTGTCAGGATCGACGGGAGAAAATCGGCACAGGCACGACAAAAAGCCGTTGACGATTTTATCATGCGTGATAATGTCCGCGTGTTTATTGGCAATATCCAAGCGGCGGGAACTGGTTTGGATGGTCTGCAAAAGGTTTGTTCTCGATGCTATCTGGCAGAGCCTGATTGGGTGCCAGCACAGAACGAGCAAGCCGTTTCCCGCCTCGACAGATTTGGTCAAGAGAACGTAGTTACTGCGGAGATTTTCGTCGCGCCTGGATCACTCTCCGAGAAGATTTTGGTTCGGGCGCTTGAGAAACTCAATACTATTCATAAGGTTTTGGACGCCAAAGAAGGAAATTGAGAATGGCTGAATTTGTGAATATGCCGATCCCGGTCGAGAAGTTTCAGGCTGTGTGTGCGCTGCTCGCAGGCACGGCACCTGCCGCAATCGCCTCGACGCCTTCGGCAATCGTATCGAAGCTTGTGAGACAGTCCGAAGCCGAGAAGGTCGAGGAAATCACGCAGGAGGTCATTGCCGAAACGGTACAGGGCATCGCTGTGGATTCCAAGGGTATCCCTTTCGATCCGTCGATCCACACCGGCACGAAGAACAAGGACGGCACCTGGCGGGTGAAGAAGGGCATGGCCGACAAGGCTGCGGAACTGGAACCGATCAAAACACTTTCCGAGACTTCGACACCTTCCCCGGCGATCCCGGTTGCCGATGGTGCGACGGAACAGGATGGTTCTACGCAGACCGAGGAACCCGTATCTGCTGCTGCATTGCCGGATGACGAGGAAGATGAATTTGCGGCGTTCACGGCGGCTGCGGCAAAGGTCGATGCAATCGAAGAGGCAGCGGTGGCCTCGATCCCGGAGCGGGTCTGGACGGATGCAGACCTTGGTGCGCTGTGCAATCAGGCGGCGATCAAGCTGAATGATCCGGTTCCCGTGAAGGCTCTGATCGCCGAGTTTGTGCCTGCTGGCGAGGTGGCTCACAGCCGGAACGTGCCTGCCGACAAGCGTGCGGCCTTTGTCGCGGCTGTCGAGGCCAAAACGGGAATTGAATTCGCAGGATAAGCCTGCGGATCGGCAGGAGCGCATTTTAGCGTCCCCCGTTCGGTGCGCTCTTGCCGCACTCTGATTGACTACAGACAAACAACGAAGCAGCCATGAAGGGGAATTGATATGACACGTTTTACCGCAACGATCAGTATCCGCAGCATCGAGAATGGAGTAATCTGCACAGTTAACCGAGGCATGGCCTACGGAAAACAGGAAATATCTGGCGAATTCTACTACCCCGATATCGGCGAGGCTCTTGATCGTGCCAAAGATTTGGCAAAAGATGCTCCGGAAGTCGCGGAAAGATTTGCTGCCGAAGCCAAAAAGAAAGGCAATGCAAAATGATCCAACTGCCGCACTTTGATTGACTACAGACAAACAACGAAGCAGCCATGAAGGGGAATTGTGATGGTCATCGGTAAAAAAGATTTTGGGAAAGTGGACTTGACTACTTGGTATTTCCCTGATCTTGACATGCGTAAATTGACCAAAAGCGTGTCCGATGTTTTGCGCTATGTGTTTAATCAATCTCCGCCATATTTTCATATGGACTACTTTAATTTCATGTATGGGTTGAAGGGTTCTGTAAAAATATGTGTTATTATCCCTGTGGCGGATAGCGAGGACGGCGTGCAATACTCAACCACTCTGAAATCTTTGGTCGACGAAATAATCAAAGAAATGAGTAACGCTGTGACAGGAAAAATCGAGGAGGAAGAATTTTCGAAAATTGCCCGTCACATCGTTAAAGATTTGATTGCGAACGCCAAGAGACTAGAGCGGAGCATCAAACAATGATCCACCTGGAGCACTCACCTCTTGGCGGCTCCGGAGCGCATCGCTTCATGGCCTGCACAGGGTCTTTCCTGCTGCATCGCCACCAGCTTGAAACCGGCACGTTCGAGAATGTCGAAAGCCAATATGCCAAACTCGGCACGGCTGCACATGAGATTTGCGCTCGCGCCGTTGGGGAAGCGACCGAACCTTTCGAGTTTCTTGGAGAAGAAGTCGATGGCTACAAGGTCGGTTGGCCTGATGGCATCGACCTCAATGCGATCCAGGTCTATTTCAACGAGTGCATGGGCATTCTTGATCGTCGCAAGGAGCGCGGCAATCTGCTGATCGAGGAAACGATCCACCTGCCCGAACTGCATCCTCTGCTGCGCGGCACAGTCGATTTCGGTTTCTGGTCACTTGCAGACGGCATCTGGCTTCGAGACTACAAGAACGGCGAAGGCGTTGGCGTAGCTGCGGGAGGCAACAAGCAGCTACTCTATTACGCTTTCCTGATGGTGATGGCCGATCATCGCCTGCGCGGTGGTCCGCGCGATCTGCCGGTCAATCTCGGCATTGTGCAACCGAATTTTTATGGCGTGTTCGAAGAACCGGACACTTGGGTTCTCACGCTCGGTGAAGTGATTGATTGGGGGCATGACGTGCTTCTGCCGCGCATGTGGGCACTATATGATCCGACTACGTCCGCAATGGAGGCGAAAAATACCAGCGGTCCGATTTTTTCCGACAACGATTTCAACCCCGGTGAACATTGCCAGTTTTGTCCGGTCCTTCTGGATTGCCCCAAGATGCAGCGTGCCTTTGAGGAATATGCTGCCGCAGATGAGGAATTTATCGCCATGCTGTCGAACGAAGAACTGGATCGCTACTATACCATGCGTGAACAGGCTCGCCGCTTCATGAATGCGCTGGAAACGACCATCCATGCCCGTTTGGTTGGTGGAGCACAATTCAAGAGCGCAAAGCTTGTCGAGAAGCGCGTTCACCGCGTCTGGAAGCCCGGAGCACAAGCTGCTTTGGTTGCGGCGTTCGGCGATAAGGCGTATGAGCCTGCGAAGATCAAAAGCCCTGCGGCAGTCGAGAAAATGAGCACGCTCGGCAAGGCACTGGCGCTGGAATATGGCTACAAGCCTGACAGCGCTGGCCTGTCGGTCGCGCCGATCTCCGATCCCCGCCCCGAGGCCAAAGAGCGCGGCAATGCAGCGGTGTTCGAGGCACACGCACAATCGCCAGAGGATATGGGGTTTTGACATGGACCAATGCATCGCTCTGATTGGCGGCGATCCAATGTATCGTCTATCTATGGCTTGTCGCATGAGACGTAAAGGTTTTACTGTATTTTGTGAATACAGTAATCGGAAACGTAACAAGATGTATACCAAAGCAAAAAATGAATGTTGCTTTGTTTTTGATTGCGTGAACGATAAAGACTTTCTTAATCGTCTTGTGTGTTCATCAGGAAAAACTAACATGGCGCATTGGATTTATTCAGGTTCATTTTTGGATGACGAGGAAAACCAGATTTCTGTTGTCGAGAAAGAACCTGATTTATATCAGATTGGACGAGAATATGTCTTGGAAGGCCGCAAATGGCGGTGTGAAAAAATCCAAGAGTATCCCTGATCCGGCATGGCGGTTTCCATGCAACAACGAAGAAGCCACGAAGGAGATGAAAATGGCTGAAACTATCCGCTACACGCTCGCCAAGCCTGCTCGGCTGCTCTATTCCTCGATTACGGCGAAGTCTGCGCCGCGCGGTGTGATGAACGCCACGCCGAAGTTTTCCGGCACGTTCGGGCTGGAAAAGGAGGATTTCGACAAGATCGTGGAAATCATGGTGCAGGCGATCAAGTCTGAACTCGGCACTTTTACCAATCCGGCGGACTACTACCTCGCCTGCATGAGCGGCACGACCGCCGCCAATCGAACGATCCAGAAAGCTGAACTGGATGCTGCGGGCAAAAGCCCTGACGAGGCGTTCAAGATCAGGGAGAAGGCCGAAAAGCGTGCTGAACTCTACAGGCCTTATGCAGGCATTCTGACTGCATCCTCGCAGTATGATGTGGAGTTGGCACAATTGCAGGCTGGCAAGATTGTGGACATTCCGAACGAGGAACATGCCCGCGCACAGGCTGGCAAGGATTTGTTCTATCCCGGTGCCTATGTCGCGCCTGCGGTGGCCTTCAAGGCTTTCCGTCGCAAGACGCTGGACGCCAAGGATGGGGTGACTGCCTATCTCCAGAACTGCCTTTTCATCCGCAAGGGCGAGCGCATTGCTGGTGCAGGTGGGCCGGATAACAGTCAGGTGTTCGGCAGCTTTGCCGGATATTCCGACTACGATCCTCTCGCCAATGCTCCGAGCAATGACGACGAGATTGCGTTCTGATATTGCTAGGCGCGTTTCGGAAAGTCCGTGCTAAGGAAACCTGCTGGCAGACCAGGTGCGATATGTCTGCCAACTTTTTGAGCGGGGAAAGATTGTGAAATTCGTTGTGGCTGATTTCGAGACTGCCAGCCGCGCCGATCTGCGCAAGGTTGGCGCTTGGAAATATGCGGAGGACATGACGACCTTTCCGCTATGCCTGTCCTTGAAAGTCGTGATCGAAGGCAAGCCGCAACCGACGCGGGTCCTGACCGAAAAGCAGATGCACGCGCTTGATGCTGAATTGCTCGCGCTGTGCAACGATCCTGCCGTCATTTTTGTCGCGCATAATGCCGGGTTTGAACAGGCCATGTGGAAGTATCACATGGAGCCGATGGGCTACCCTGCGCTGCCTCCCGAACGCTGGCATGACACTATGGCGGTCGCCGCGATGAAGGGACTTCCTCTTGGCCTCGATGCTCTGGTGA